TACAAGCTGCTGACGGCGATGTTCACCGTGCGGAACAAGGTATCGTATACATCGATGAAATCGACAAGATTGCGCGAAAATCTGAATCTGCGTCCATCACTCGTGACGTTTCTGGTGAGGGCGTTCAGCAGGCACTGTTGAAGATTGTTGAGGGATCTATAGTCAATGTTCCGGCTGACGGCGGTCGGAAGCGTCCTGACGGTGTTGGGTATATTCAAATGAATACCAAGAATGTTCTCTTCATCTGCGGAGGCGCTTTTGAGGGCATCAACGATCGAGACACTATCTACACTTGGGATCTTGTTCAGTTCGGACTGATTCCTGAACTGATAGGTCGTCTTCCAATCATAGCCCGTACATCTCCGCTTACTACTCAGGAGCTGGTTGATGTTTTGTGCAATGTGAAGAATTCTATTCTTCAGCAGAATAAGAGACTTTTTCGTCAGCTTGGATGTATCTTGACCTTACATGATGATGCTGCAAAACTGATTGCTGTCTCAGCGAAGACAGAAAACATCGGAGCTCGCGGCCTCCGTCGTCTGATGGAGAAGATCCTTTTGGATGTAAAGTTCGCTCTTCCTGATCCTGCGATCACTAAATTTGAGATCACCACAGAACTAGTTCGCAGAAAATTATCGTAGCATCGTTATAGTAATCACCAACGCGGAAAGGAGAAATCAAATGCAGTGTAATACTAACGATTTGTATCCTGACATTCGGCGAATTCCTGTCTACGCTGTTCGCATTTTCTTGAAGGACGGATATCAACCGATGGCAGACCTCGCACTCGGCCAAGGCGGAAGGCCGACAGGAGAAGTCGTCACAGTACACTGGGATGACATCTACGAACTCGAGAAGTATCACATCAGCGCATACACATTCATCTATGATGTTCGTCCTGTTGTAGCAACTAGTACATTTCAGTCGCTATTTGCACAAGGACAGATGGCGGACAATCACAACTAAGAAAGGAGAATAAAAATGTCTGCAAGTATCGACACAATGCTCTACGTGGGCGAAGTTCCTTGGCACGGTCTTGGCGTCAAGTACGACAAGGCTCCCAAATCCTCTCAGGAGATCATTGACGGCGCAAAGCTGAACTGGGCCGTCGCAGCCGATCCCATGTACACCGAACACCACAGCAAGATCCCCGGATACCACACTCTGTACAGAACCGACACGATGGACATCCTGGGCGTAGTCAATCAGAAGCGCGTCAACATCGTTCAGAATTCTGACACGTTCAACGCCTTCAACGAGATGATTGATCATAGCGTGGATTTCGAGACCGCTGCTTCTCTGTCCGGAGGTCAGATAGTGTTCGGCTGTTTCAAGATCCGATCCAAATACACGCTGCTGGACGATGCGGTTGATCACTACTTCGTTGTCATGAACGAGCATCTTCGTCCCGACGGTAAGATCACAGTGCTCAACACTCCGATCCGTGTCGTCTGTCAGAACACACTCGCAGCTGCCCTCAGCAACAACTGCTATCGGCTGCGTATTCCTGTCACTTCCGACATCGGCATCAACAGAGATCTGATGGACAAGCTGCTGGTCTCCGTAGATTCCGCAATCAGCAATCTTCAGACCCGATGTGAGAAGATGGCCCTGGAGCATGTCTCTCGTGAGAGCATCGAGAAGCTCCTGGACGAGCTCTTTCCCAAGACCGGCGATCCTAACGATCCGGATTCGCTGTTCAGCAAGGCCAACCAGCGCGTCGACATGATGCGTGATACCTTCTTGTCTCAGTGCATGGGAGCTGACAACCTGGCCAATTTCCGCGGGACCAACTATCAGATCTTCAATGCACTGACAGACTTCACGACACATTACTTCGCGAAGGTCGACAAGGCCTATGATCTGGACTACCGCATGAAGCTGATGCCCGGAATGGGAGCGGTAGACACTCCCGCTGGTATGGTCACCAAGTTCCTCAAGATCAAAGATCGTCTCGTCGCTTGATAGAAGAACGCAAATATGCCGAGGCTGATTTTCAGCCTCGGCACTTCTATGTTAACTGCTACTTCGGCAGATGATATTCTGATACAATCGCCATATGTAAAGCAACAGCAGCTACTTGGATCGCTTCTTTGCGAATTAGCTCAATGCCACCACGCTCTGGATGCCGGATCGCACTCGAGAATGTCTCATTGATGGCCTCACCGAGCTCACCTACTTCTTCTGCTAGAATACTCATCCATTCAAACGGTGTAACATGATCTTGGTTTCCATAGATTTCATCTTGTCGAATGATCTCATCTAGAGTTTCTTGCGCCAGATCGATGTAACACTTGTCCGGCTGGCATATCATCTTGTTTCTCACTTCTTCCGGAATTACTGTAAGAAGTTCTGACCAATTCACTTGAGTGTTCTCCATGTAACTACTAGTCCTTTCATTCAAATGTTTCTGCGATCTGTTGATGATCCTTAAGTTGTTTGTATAGAATATCCTCAGCTCTTGGGAGTGCGCGTCTGAGGTCTTCAACTGAGATGCAATATAAATCTCCCATCTGTACTAAATCAGCATCGGTGAGACGACGTTCAACATCTATCATCTCATGGATGAGCAGATCCTCTAATGAATCATATCTATCATTAAGAGTATCTAGTACAGATGGGATCTTACTAGATGCAGCGATGAACATCGCATGCGTATCTAGGTCAGCCCAATACATGGATCCGAATATTGCTTTCAATGAATTCATCTTATCAGCTGGAAGTGTCACTTGAGCTAAGTCATCATACTTTACTTGTCCCCAGTGCTTTCCAAGTTGTTCTCCTGCCTCCATACACAATGAACGGCGTATTGAATACTTGACCTCGTTGAGCTCTCGCTCTATCATCTCTCCAATACGTGGCTTGAAGAAAACAGTGAATGCTAGATCACTGCGATATCCTTTGTGGTTTGGATCACCTGACCCGTCCCATTTGTACCACCAGAAACATTCACAGAAATGTAACAGAGCTGATTGAAGTTTATCTTCATAAGTGACAGAGGAATTGTTGATAAATGTGTGTGTTGCAATGTATCCGAAGAATGAGTAATTGATCTCTATCAACTCATCGCGTTCTTTGAGACACCGCATTCGGAGCGCTTTGTCTTGTGGCATAGAGTCATAGATCTCTAGCGTACGCTTTTTTATATAGTCCTTGTCGTACTTTGCCATGATCTATTCCTCCTAAGGTGTTGTTTCACACCTACGCAATTACTATAACGATCTTCACATATTGAATCAAATCCGTCAAATGAAAGATTTGTGCGAAGCTGGATAGTTCACAAATTATTAAATTTTCGTAAATTTTTCGTAAATTCTATGTTCGAGTTAATGTGACCCCACAGTAACTAGTCGAGTTCTGTACACTTTGACGCAGTTTTTCATAGATGAATGGGCCTTCAATCTCAGGTTTGATTGCCTCATATGCTGCACGAATGCTGCTGTAGCTTACTCCTGTTTCTTGTCGAATGACTTGAACTGACTTTCTGCGGCTCTCTGTGTACCTAGGAGATTTTCTAATCAGATCCATCTGTTCTTTATCAGAAATCCACTTCAAATTGTCTTTTTTGTTGTTGAAGTGATTACCGTCGACATGGTGAACATTATTATAGTGATTAGGGTTATCAACAAAGTGTTCTGCAACTAGGCGATGAATAGCAAAGCTCCGCCCAGAGAAATTCACAAACAGGTATCCTTGATTGATATATGGACGCAATGGCTGTTCTGCTAAGCTCAATGTACCGCCCTCTGGCAGATTCATCAGTTTGTGAGCTCGACGAACTTGGCCATCTTCTGATACCTCATACCCTGCATTCATTGTTGTAGTTTTCCATACTACTGAATTCATTTTATTCACCTCAATTGTATATAAGGTTATGAATGATCTCATTTTAGTAATCAATCAAAAATGAAATCCGTCAAATGAAGGATTTGTGGTGCATCAAATCTGTCAAACGAAGGATTTGTATGTGGACAAATCTGTCAAATGAAGGATTTGGTCTGTGATACCGGTTGCAATCCATGGTATCAAATCTTTCAAATGAAGGATTTGATATGGACAAATTCGTCAAATGAAGGATTTGACTGGACACAAATATACAAATAATAGAATACAGATAATACAGTTTTCATAAAATGAAAACAACAAAAAGAATTATATGCAACCTTCTAGGCCTGGTGAATCGTTATAGTTAGTGAACTAGATTTTTGTGCATCTTGACAAAATTATCTTGACTTCTCAAGCCAGAGGGCTTATAATATCTGTGTACAGAGACGGCGGTCGTAGCGTTGATTCTGTGCTAACTGGAACGCAGTAGCTACGACCTACTGTGTTCACGGTTCCGATATTAAGCAACCGAGTGGATCTGACTCATCCGCCTTGGCGCATCTTGTCGCAAGGCTCTGTCGATGATTCAGGGAAGCTGACGCGGTCTGCCGGGAGAGAGGTTAGCATAGAGTCAACGCTACAACCACCGTCTTTTTGTTTTGGGGAGGAGGTGCATTCACGATTGATTAGCTCTGCAGCAGCAAAGGTACACGCGCAGAAGCTGTTGCGCTATATTGAAGAAGTTTCGGCTACTCGACCGTACTCTCAAACACAATCAGATCTAGCTGAAATCTACAGTACATGTAGCACTATTCAACGGCACATAACTGATACATTGATCAAGTGTGGATCGTTGCAATTGATTCGCCCTGCTGATAGAACAGAGAAGTCAACGAAATCAGATCGAAGAATTGAGATTGCGAAGTTCGGCAACATCTTACAGAAAATGAGTGAAATGGACTTGCCGTTTGTTGAAGCATCTCGGTGTGCTCGATTGCTTTCCACTTGGTATCATCACAGGTTCTTGAATGATCGTCAATCAGAAAGCAACTTTCGGTACAACATCAATCATGTGAAAGATTGGGCTCGCGCAATCGTGCTGGCCTACGGTCACTCAATCGCACATGGTGATGAAAGCACCTTCATTGATACGTTCAACTCTTGGTGCAAATCACTAGACGATCCTAATACTAGCAACTATCCGTTACCTTATAGTGTCTATCAGTTTCAGAAGAATCTGACAGAGGACAAGATGTCTGCGGTCTCATTGGTGTTGTGGGATGTTCTTATGGATTATGGGCTTCAATCAATGTCAGCATCATCTTGTTCTCATATCTACTTCACTTCTAATGATTTGTTGGATCTATGTCATGATGTTTGTCCTCGAGTTGCTCATTGGCATACACACTATGAATTGATTGATCCTGACGGTATTCAGTTGCTGAAACTTCATAAGCGTGGAGGTGATACATTATAATATGTCTGTGATCAAATTTACTCAGTTACCTGATCGTCTTCGGTATCCAGCAAATATCAAGAGCAAGTTATCTACATATCATATCAGTGTAGTGAGTTATGTAGTGAATCACTATGAGAATCGAGTCGCCTTTCGTCGTCGGGTCTGTCAAGTTATCAACACAATCACTTATCGTGTTGTGTCTGGAGATTACATGCCCAATGAATGGTCGCCTGAGGATCCTCTCAACAATCTATCATTAGAAGACGATGCTGTCTTGAAGTACTACTTGAGTAAGATGTCATTGTATGTTGATGAGTCTTCTATTGAGTGGGATGTGATTCCTACTGACGCTAATAACCACAGAGTCGTTCCTGCTTTTGTTCCTCTGGATCCTAAAGAACAACCAAAACTTGTTGCAACTCCGAAAGAGGACTTGTATATTCAACCTCCGTTAGTCCCTAGATTCGACTACACTAAGCCGTATGTTAAGGTGATTGATGGGAACGATGTCTTGGTCATCTATACATCTTTGCCAGAAATTCCTACTAAGCAGAATGAGATATCTGTGACCACTGATGTAAATAACATGACGAATGTGCAGCTGTTACAGCTGTATCCGAATCAATTCATTCGTACTCGAAGCCCTGTAATGTACAATGAATTGCCGGGAGTCCCATTTGATGACCAGCTAGGTCTCTTAATTCCATTCAATGGTTTCACTGAAGATCAGATCAGACGGAATGTGATTGAATATCCTCACCTCTATCAACTACGGCGTGTTACTCCCAAAGGTATCGTCAGTTTCTATCATAGCATTGAAATGAACGGTGAGCTCTATCCGATTCAGGATGTGTGGGACATTCTTCCAGACACGAAGAATCTGCCCAAGACAGCAGAGTACATCAAAGAGTATGTGGTTCGGCGATACTTGCTGGAACGCGATTCTGGCGTCAAGCACAACTATCCGATGTTTGGATCGCTTGATCGTTATTTAACATTGTTCACTACTCCTGCGGAATACGCAGAGTTGGGTGTAGTTGATGATCCTGTAGAGCTTGCGCGAAAATGTGTCTGTTCTCGAGTATCATACAAACAGACCCGAAATCCTATTCTTAGGAGGTTGGGCAATGGATAATTGTATCTTTAGCGCACATTGTACTCAGCTTGTTTGCGACAAGGCTTGTCCTGTTCTCGCAGAAACCTCGTATCTTCTAGATCGAAATGACATTCACATGAGTAGTCCAACATTTCGTCAAGATGTCCGTCATGTGAATTTCTACTTAGATAAGCTGAATGAGACTAAGTCATTTTCTGTAGTGAATGCACAGAACACCGTCGCTGCTGCTGAGCTTTTGACTTACTGTGCCATCTGCCAGAATTGGAAAGGTAGTCAACTGCACTGCACTGTATACAATCTTCGATATTCTCAGTATCTGGACATGCTGAAACAGAGCTGGAATACAAAAGTTGAATCTGAGGAGCTAGAGTATACACGGATCTGGGCAGGCTCTGCTAGAGTACTTATTATCTCAAATCTAGACTATGTAAGTTTCGGAGACTTTGAAAGCCAAACGCTCCTCAATTTGATTCAGAGTCGATCTAAGCCGGAGCAGAAAACACTTATCGTCATTCCTGATGTTAGCAACCTAGTCGGCAAGGGTAGTTTCTTTGATCTGTTGAAGCGCAAGCTTCGCGGGGAAGGAGGCGACACTGTCGGATGATTGCTTCTATTGAGCTCCAGATACTTTCTAAGCTGTTAACTTCCTCTGACGAACGAGAGGTTGCGCGTCTTCTGGAGTTTGATGATACTTACTATTCTGTGTTCCGGCCTCACATGCAGTTCATTCTCCAGCATGTTCGACAATATAACACAGTTCCAGATATATTTACTTTCCAGTCACAGTATCCAGATGTCACTTTAGTGAAGGTATCTGAGCCATTGGATTTCCTAGTAGAGGAGCTTCGCAACAACAAGAAGCGGATCATTTTACTAGAGACATTCAATCGACTTAAGGATCTTGGTTCAGGTGATGTGAATGATGCTTGGAAGTTCCTTGCTATGCAGTGCGATCGAGTTGAACAGCTCAATCCTACTCAACCGTTAGACATTATCAAGGATGCTGCTGAACGTGCTGATCGTATTGTAGAATTCAACAAGAAAGCGAGAATACCAACAGGATTTCCTGAAATCGACAAACTCATGTATGGTGGATTGTCTACCGTAGAAGAGTTACTCATCATCTTAGCTCGAACTAATACAGGTAAGTCCTGGGTGTGTACTCGAATGATGGAGAGTGCACAGAAGAATGGATTTCCTGTGTTGTACTATTCTCCTGAGATGCAGTCCAGTTTCTTAGGTACTAGATTTGATACTTGGCGTGGTCACTTCCAAAATAGCAAGCTGCATCAAGGAAAGTACACAACCCAGTATATCGAATATATACAGCATCTATCGAATGAGCAGACGCCTGCATTCATTGTAGAAGACAAAGATATGGAAGGAGGATCCGTTTCTGTTTCTAGTCTTCGAGCGCTTGTACAGAAACATGGTATCAAACTTCTAATTGTCGATGGTCTGTCTTACATGGCAGACGATCGTCCATCTACTAGAGACCATGAAAAGTACAAGAACATCTGTGGTGATCTATTCAAGCTAAGTAAGGAGTTCGGCTGTGCGGTCGTCGTTGCAATGCAAGCAAACAGAGAAACCCGAGAGTCTAAAGATGACAAAGGTGAACCATTTCCTAACCTGTACAACGCCGAAGGATCTGATCATCCTGGTAGAATTGCAACGCAGGCGTTTTCACTTCGTCAAGTCTTCGAGAAACATGTTTTGGATATTCGTCTTGAAAAATCTAGAAATGCTGCGAACCAGAAACCTGTGTTGTCTTATGCTTGGGATGTAGACAACGGCAATTGTCAGTATCTTCCTGGAGGTGGGTCTGACAGCTTGAGTCAAACCATTGCATCAGTTACTACTCCTATTACTAATCCTGAGTCTGCTCCGGATCCTAGTATCATTTCTGACAACGGAGATGATTGGGATACTGATGTTGAGTTCTGATCGTTATTGTTATTGAACACAGTTAAGGAGGTGTTGTTCGTGGAAGATGTGCGTGATATGAACCTCAGAAGTTTCATGAAGTGCATGCTTTCTCCACTTATTGAGATGGGAGATTCGAACATGCTTCCGACTCTTTCGCTTAGCATGGACATGAGGCTTGGACTCTATTATGCCGCAGAAGTGTATCATGTCGGTTTCCATTTTTGCTCTCGAGCGTCTTGGGAGTGGATCTCTGTATCACAAGGAGAAGACGCGCCGTGGCTTACAGGAAACGAGGTCATGGATCTAGAGCCTGATATGGAGAAGCTGAATAAGCACTTGGCCGACTACGTAGCTGGGATCTTTCCGGAAGGCTACAAGAAAGATGTGCCTTCCCCACCGGAGACGAAGATGCCGTCAAAATACGGATGGCTTTCCCCGGAGGGAGAGTTTGATCCGAGCCCATGGGGAATGCACGAAAGCGAAGCGTTCAAGATTGTCGAAAGAAATGGTTGGAAGAAGTCGGATGAAGTTGATCTCTGGCGGACTTATCTAATTGAGGAGAGAGGATACGTCCTCATCGACTCTCCAGGGCTTGATGGGATTGTTGTCACGCATACAAAGCCGCTCACAAAAGCACAAAGAGCGTTCTTGTTTAAGTATTTCAACATTCTTGGAAACGGCATGCGAGCAGAAATGTATCGAGAGGGGGCCTGAATCATGGATCAAGTAAATCTTGGTGATGCTGTTCTTCATCCTGGTGATTATATTGTATACCAGAATGGAGATAGCTTTGAGCTAGGTAGGATCAAGTCACTCCGTGCGGATGGTGCTTTTGTAGCATACCATTCTGGTGAGACTTGCGCAAAGACGCCGTATGATAGAATGCATCCTCTCAGAAACGCTTACACCATTCAGTCAACTTCGCTTGGTGGTGCGGTTTTCGATCCTCCAGCAGAGTCTCTAGTGATTGAAGATGATCCTAGCGAGCCGATGTCGGGTGATCCTTCACGATGGTACTATCGCAAGCGTTATCTCTGCTCAATGTGTCGGACCACTCTTCGTACTGAGTCTTGGGAAGGAGATAGATGTTTTGGTGGTGGAACTGTTATGAAAGCTAACACACTGCCGCGCTATTGCCCATTCTGCGGAAATCCAATTAAGGAGGCAGGATAATGGCTGACAAACATTATTTCGAGATTCACGAATTCCGTGAGATAATTGATCGAACTCCTCCATTCACAAAGTCGGCTCAGCGTGATCCTAAGTACAACTACGCTAAAGGTCAGATACTCTTAGCTGCGAGTTCAATGCAACCTGCGAATGTTGTTGAAGTAGTTTCGGGTCGCTGGCAAGATGTCTATCATGGATCGGATGGTATTGTCACTCAGACCTGTTCGGTTTGTAAGCACAAACACCAAACAACAATTCAGTATGAGATGCCTCCAAGATGTCCATACTGTGGGGCATTCTTGTAAACTGAAGGTGACCTTATGGACGTTCGTGCAATCTTAGATCGGTTAGAATCAGCAAAGCTAGTTCGATTGAATAAAGTAAGCGGGGATTACATGACCTGCTACTGTCCATTCCACAGTTCTGGAAATGAGAAGAAACCATCTTGTGGTGTCCTTCTTGTAGATCAGTGGCGAAACGGTCAGCACTATCCTGAGGGCTGGTGGCATTGCTTTTCTTGTGGTTATGTGAACGACATGGCGTCCGCACTAACTGACATACTAAAGAATCACTCCATCAGCAAATCTGGACTAGATTGGCTGAAGGAAAATATACCAGGGTTTGATGTAAGTGCTGATTTGGATCTGCTTGTTCCCGATACTCTTATCCAGGATCTATCTAATCAGTTTGCTATCAACTATCTGAAAGCTGCACAGAATGCTCCTGCATGGCCGATTGTATCTGAAGGAGAACTAGCATCTTATCGTTTCATTGTTCCTTACATGTATGAGCGACACTTGACTGATGCTGTGATTGAACAATTTGATGTTGGTTATGATGCTAATTGGATCCCACCTGGAAGGAGCAAGCCTGTGCCTTGCATAACCATTCCAGTACGAGACAAGGAGGGAAGAACCTTGTTTCTATGTAGACGATCCATTCAGGGAAAGATGTACAACTATCCTGAAGGTGTTACTAAGCCTGTGTTTGGGGTCGACATGATTCCACCTAGATGTAAGTCGTTGATCATCTGTGAGTCAGCAATCAACGCGTTGACCTGTTGGACATGGGGCTATCCGGCAGTTGCCTTGCTTGGTACAGGAAATGCGTATCAGCTACAGCAACTTCGAGAATTAGGGGTGCCTGAATTTGTGTTGTGCATGGATGGTGATGATGCAGGAAGTCGTGCCGCGGCTAAGCTCAAACGACAGTTAAGCGATGTAGCTATCATATGGACTGTTCGATTTCCACCAGGAAAAGATGTCAATGATGTAACCAAAGAAGAGTTTGATAAACTGTACTCTGAACGTGAATAATGGAGGTGTATTTATTGTCCAATCATCTTACTAAGTACGAACAACTACAGTGCGAGAACAACGCACTTCGTGATATTATTGCTGCTATGAAGCGTTCCAACCGACAGAAGACACAGGAGAATGTCTTCTTAGCTGGTAAGGTCGCAGGAATGGAGCTTGCGATGACAACGCTTCTTCATGTTATCTGTGATAATGAACACTAAAATTTTTGAAGAAATTCAAAATAATACTTGACTTCTCAACCTGCAGGGCTTATAATATACTTGTAGGTAGGACCATGTTCAATTCTTTTAACCTACATACTCTCAACATACATCAAGAAGTCCAATAGGACAGAAAGGTAGGTACTCCCATGAACGCTTTCGCTGAAACTAGATCTCTCTTCGTTGAGGCTCTTTGTTATACCAATCCGCTGACCTTTGATGATTGGATGGCCTTGTCTTCTTCTCGGCCGTCCGATGATCTTAGGGCAGCGGCTTTGTATGTTCAGTTCTACGAGCAGATAACCCTCGCCTGGTACAAGGTCCGCAGCTACTACACGCCTGAGGAAGATGGCGTATCCACCATCCTTCAGTACCTCCAGAAGAACGTCCCGGTCATCTCAGCTAACTCTAAGCGGTTCAGCCCCTCTTACATCTATCAGGTAGCTTTCAACTGCTTGTACTGTATCTGTCACGATCTTGTTCTTGAGCGTGAGCGGTTTGCTCGAGAGATCAGCAATGTTACTCTCACTGATGATGGTGAGGTGGACCTCTTCGATCTGGTTCCCAGCAAGGATGGGCTCGACGCTGAGCTCATTCGGCGCAAGTTCTGGAACATCGTTTACTCCGCTTGTCGCGACGATGACGGCAGTATCGACGGCCGAACGGAAGCTGTTCTCAACAAACTACTCGGAGGCACTGCCGGTCTTGTTGCCTTCTATGTAGACGACACTAAGACCAAGACCGCTTTCGGGCCTTGTGAAAAGTCCACTCCCCGCTGCCGCGTCAATCGGGAGTACGAAGCTACTGTCATAAGCAAGATCCGCACCGCTCTCATGGCGGCCGGATTCTGCTGTTGATATCTATCAGAATCGTTATATACTATGCCAACATCAATAAACCAACAGGAGGTAAAAATCTATGGCATTCAAGTCAATGAAAGAGTACACTGAGGAGCGGACTGGCGATTTCTTCCTGCTCCGCAACGATGGGGATTTCGCAGATGTCGTCTTCCTTTATCGAGATTACAACGATGTGATGGCCGCCAGCGTCCACTACATCAAGTCGGCGGACTACAGCGGATATGTCCACTGCCAGGGTCGCGGATGCCCTGCGTGTGCACGCAACATTCGCGTCCAGAACAAGCTGTTCATTCCGATGTATGTGTTCGCCATCAACAACGAGCCGGTCAACAAGGTCGCCTTCTGGGACAGAAATGTCCGGTTCAACCAGACGCTGATGGACAGCGTGTTCACTAACTATCCGAATCCTTCCGCCTACATCTTCCGGATCACTCGCAGAGGCGCTGCCGGCGACATGAACACCACCTACGACATCGTCATCCAGGGCATCAGTACAACCACCTACAGCGATCTGCTGAAATCCTGTAGCCTCGAGTTCCCCGACTCTTATGAGATGGTTTGTAAGGATGTACCGATCACTGAGATGAATCGCATGTTCAACAGCTCCAGCTCAGCCTCCGGTGCTGCTGATCTTCCTTCCTACAGTGTGATTCCGAGATCTGCGCCGACAGCTACCATTGCTCCTCCTCCCATGAATGCAGTTCCTGGGGTAGAGTTCGATGGCGGTGAGGGAGCGGCATCTGCTGATCCCATGGATGAGCTTGGCGAGCCTGTTTTCTAACAAATCTATAAGATGCTTGACCGTTGTTTCAGAAATGGAATGACGGTCAAGTTTACTTAACAGGAGAACATCATGAGTCTATTTAGTCCCGCACAAAGAGAGCAAATAGATCTCGTTGCGAAGAAAAGCGCAAAGCCGTTAGAGCCTCAGAAAGGCTCCAGCAAATCTAGTCGATCTGTCAATGCGGATCTGATTCGGATCTCTGAGATGGTTCAAGAGTACTTTAGCGATTCTTCTGCAATACTGATCACTACTCCGGAACAGTTGCACGATTATGTGAGTGAGCTCATAGAGGTGCGCTATGCTGGCATCGATACTGAGACCACCGGCCTAGATGTTGTACGAGATACTATTGTTGGTGTTTCTTTGTACTATCCTGGTGGCGTGGAGTGTTACATTCCAATCAAGCATCTTGTTCCTATTTTTGACGTCCCCGTCAAGAACCAGCTTACTTATGAGCAAGTAAGGGTGGAGCTTCAGCGAATGGCAGATGAAGGTGTTCGTTTGATCTTTGCAAACGCTGACTTTGATCTTGCTATGATCTATAAAGATATTCACGTAGATTTCAATGACAACATGTATGTTGATGTGTTGAATACTTGGAGGTGCTTGAAGGAGGACGAGAAAGACAACTCCTTGAAGGGTCTGTACAACAAGTATGTGCTGAAGGGCAAAGGTGATCCTAAGAAGTTCAGTGACTTCTTTAGTGCTGCATTGTTCCGCTATTGCCGTCCTGAAATTGCTAAGCTTTATGCTGCGAACGACGCGAGGATCA